AATGGGCTGACAAATTTCAAAACACGTGGTATGACCAAACAGGAAGTCATCGACATTCTTGGCGACCCCAAGACCAAAAGTTTCGATGAATATGGAGACAAATAGAAATTCTATAAATTCACAAATACACATTAATTTATATATATGGCAACAGTTGACGACAAGAAGATCATCCTCTTAATTACATAAAAGATATTCTGACTGATTATCAGTAAGTTATAAATATAAGCTTATTATATTGCTAGCGAAAATATCCCTAAAAACCCCGTAAAACGGATAAAAACTAGGTGTTTTTGCAAGCAATATGCAAGCATTTAGAAGGAGAATAGGATATGAAGATTTACATCGACAACAGAGACTTCAAGGTGTACTTGTCCGTTACCCACAAGTACAAGAGATTCTACGTGTTCACTGGATTACAGACAACAGAGAAGTTTGAAGGAATGATTTTTCCTCGTTCCGACAAGTCGGCAAAGTCTAAGACCAATAGACTTGCGCAGATATATAAGATGTGTGATGATTACATCAATGAGCATAGCAATGAAGACGTTGATGAACTCAAAGAACATCTTAAAGAACTGATTGTAGGCAAGCGAAAGGACAATAAGAATACCATCGTGGCGACAATCGAGAAGTTCATCGACACCAAGGGCAATGATGGCACTAAGAAAGCATACCACACCTTGCTCACGGACATAAGCGAGTACGATGCGGACGCTACCATCGGCGGCGTTGATTTCTCTTGGGTAGAGACGTTTTATAAGCATGAAGAGGAAAAGGGACGCTGCAACAATGGCATTATCAACGACATTGACAAGCTAAAGTCCGTATTCAACTGGGCGAGAAGAAAAAAGCTCACCACTAACTATCCTTTTGAGCGAGCAGCCTTCAAAAAGGACAAGACACGCAAGCGCAACCTCACCGTGGAACAATTACGAACTATCCGCGATATTGGCACAGACGCACACGATGCACCTTATAGGGACTTTTTTATGCTTGGCTTCTACCTCATCGGAATGAACCTTTCAGACATCTTAGACTTGAAGAAAAGCGATTATAGGGATGGTAGAGTTATGTTCAACCGAAACAAGACCAATCGATTGTATGACATCAAAGTTGAGCCAGAGGCGCAATCTATAATCGAAAAATACATGGAGAAAGATAAAAAGAAAGAAAGCTTGCTGAACTTTCTTTCTATCACTCACTCGGCAGGATATGCTCAATTCACCACGAAGCTGAATCATTGCCTACGCACATTGGGCAAGCGAGCCTACGATGGCAAGCACTATGATTGGAAGGATAATGCTATTGAGCCAGACCTTACAAGCTACTGGAATCGCCATACGTGGGCAACGTTTGCCGCAAAGATAGGAATACCGATGGAGATTATCGGAAGGGCATTAGGGCACTCTATTTGGGATAATTCGATAACTGGCGTTTATGTAGAGTACGATACATCTAAGATTGACGAAGCCAACAGAAAGGTTATTGACTACCTGAATGCCGATTTAGAGTGTGATAAAGGCAATAAATAAAACCCAAATGATGTTTTTAGTTTTCCAAAAGGGCAAATAAAAAGGGAGGCTGTTAACCTCCCTTTCTTGCTATTTATCCGATAGAATAGTTTCTATCTTCTTACGATAGTCAACAGAGCCATCAATGAATGCGTGCATAAACAGACTACTATCGTTAATTGGTACGCTGATAGGCTCGTTGATGAAGTCCTTTGTGACTTCTGAGTTATTCACCAATGCGGCAACAAGACGTTTCTTTTCGTAATTGAAACCTTGTGTAAATCCTGCGGCGAATGGTGTAAGCGAGTGAAAGAATGGTGTTGGTTCTTCACTCAGATTTTGCAGTCTCTGTTTCAGAGTTAGTTCCTTGGTCTTTTCCATCATTATTCTTCTTTTCAATTTCTTTCTCCATTTCATGCAAGCGTTCAACCTCTTACTCATAGAGGTTATCAATAGCATCAGAATACTTTAAGTATTGAGTAAGGCTATTCTTACGCTGCATGAACTCAGCCTTATTCTTGTACTTCATACCTTGTATTGCGGTCAGTCTGTGGCGTTGCATTTCAAGATGTAGCTCATCGTAAGCCCATACAGTTGTCTGCACAGCTTTTTTCTCATTACTCTGTATTTCTTTTGAGAGATTAACCAGAGCCTTGTATCTTCTGTTTTCCTCGCTTATTACCAGCTTGAATATTCCCCAACTGAATGAGAATGCAAGCCAAACCAACGCAAAACTCCAACTGCCAGTACAAGCATTCATTATGGCAAATGCTATACCTAATAACATTTCTGCATAGTAAACATCAAGCCAGCCAAACCATTTCTTAATCATTTTCTTCATATTTTTTGTTTGATAAATTATTGTTGAGACGAATATAGAAATCCTCATCACTTTCTCCATTCTGTTTGAAGCTAAGATTATTCTCTTCGATAAAGTCAAGAATAATCCATATACTCTTTTTGCCAAGATTTCTAATCTTATCCAAATCAGACTTACCATGGAATTTGCGGAGTAAATCGCCTACGGTATATACGTCGCACCATCTGAACATATTCAGAATGCGAACAGGAAAGCCACAGTCGTTTACATCTTTACCAAGTATTAATGGTGGAAGTATTGTCCCACCGATAGGAGTATCGCCTTTTGCACGTCTGTATTCATCATAACTCGTCTGCACCGCCTTTAACTTCTTTTTGAGATTCTCAATCACGATTCTCAAATCTTGATTTGTAGCAATATCGGCAATGACAGCATTCTCGTTGTACGTCAGCTTATTGCACGTCTTGTCTACAATCTGTCTGATTCTAGCAGGTGTCAGGTCGTATTTAAAAGACAATTCATCGTAGGTTATTCCGTTAATGATGTCCTTCAACATCTGAGATTCACGATAGCTGAGTTTTGGAGTGATGTTGAGATACGACATTGTGTTGATAACGCCAAAAAGCATACCAACAGCATTGGCAGCCAGTTTGCCGTTAGCGGTCGCTCTGTTTCTCAACTCGGTAAGTTCAACGTTTATTGCACGCTTATGCGCTTCAACTTCTTTGAGCTTATCATCTATCATCTTTTCGTTGGCAGCAAGCATCTTGTACTTCTCGGCGTATTTCTCAACGTCCTCGCTGTTTACATACAAGATACCATGCTCGCCTACACAACTGCCAATGAGACCTTGCTCGATGTAGTTACTAATAGTCTGCCTTGATAACCCTAGTATCTCGGCAGCTTTGTTTCTTGTGATTCTAGCCATATTACTAACTCTTTTATTGTTTCAGATTTTAATCTGCCAATCTCAGCTCTAACTGCTGAATAACGTTGTCGATTGTCTTTCCTTTGTAATCAAGAGCAATCTCCTTCAATACTGCAATCTGAGCCGTAATTCTAATTCTATCTGCTGCTGTCATAATAATCAATATTTAATTAAGATGCGGTACTTGAAAAGTTGTAGTGAACAACATAAACATAACCGCCATACATCTTTCCGTAAGTAACCTCTATGAAGTCAAAGATAATATCTCCACAATCCTTGTATGGAATCAAAGTTTCAGTAGGGACGCTTTGTATTTCGTATAGTGGCGGCTTACTTCTTGCGAAAGCAACTGCTTGAAAATATCCACTTCGCCATACTTTGTGAATACACCTTTGAACTCGTTTTCGTTGTCTATAGCAACAACTACTCCAAGTTCTTTCTTGATACGTACACCATTGCATTCCTCATCACTACCTACGGTTGATGTGCAAAGAATACCTTTTATCTCTTCCATACGTCATTTACTTAAAGTTGTCAAACAATCCTGCTGAGTAAAACAGATAAACCAAAATTGCGTCTGCAAACAACGTAACCCAGAAGTTATATGTCTTAACTCGTTGCTGCTTATGTAAAGCCAAGTTGCAGCCTAAATCTATGCAGGTTAATACCAAAAGAATAATTGTTGCAATCATATCAGTTTCTTAAAATGTGAACACTAACAGCCTTGTTTACTGCATTAGGCTGCGAATCATTAAAACTCTCAACAAACTTACGTTCCATTTCGTCAGGGAACATAGCCTTTTTCGGTTTCGGCAGCGATAACGTGCCTACTACTTTGTACCCCCCCGTAGTGTAATCACACACTTACGAGTGATTGTTTCTTCTCCAAACATATTCTCTAAATTTAAACGTTATTTTTTAGCATTCAGTAATCTTGCCTGCTTTTCTTTCATAGACTTTATGATAGTGTTCTGCACCTTTTCGAGTACGAACTTTGGAGTCTCATTATCACGAATGAAAATCGGGAAATAATACTTGTGACGATTGAAGAATTTCGCATCATCATCACCTGAAATCTTAATAAAGATACTAAATTCCGACAACACAAGGTCACTATGACCTTTCTTGCCCTTATGTTTAGGTTCAGAGTACTTGATGTTATTCTCATCAAGGAACTTCTTCACCTTTTCTAACTTTGTTTCATTCTTCATAATCAAATATCTTTTTAATTAAACAATCATTTTGCTCACACGCACGTTAGTATGATAAACTTTCTATATATTACCACTAACTAATAGTGTGAAAGCGTCAAAAATAGAAATAATAGTATTTAATCAGGCAATCCGCATCCATTATTCATTGGAATAAAACTGCCTTTACTAGATGTTTCAGTACCTTTCTGACTTTTCTTTCTTCTGCATCCATATCCGTATATGATGTGCCGACCACAACTTCTTTTTGCGTCTCTGCTTGTTATCTCGTATGAACATGGTATGCAAACATAAACGTTATCACCAATCTCAAAAGTTGGATTCTTACGTCCGAACCTAATCAGCATTGATTCTACTTGATTTGGCACACGCTTGTCTGCCATGTGTAGTTCGGCATAAGTTGATTTAATCTGTTCTTTCTTGATTAAACGTTTCTTGATACCACTAACAGAACCATGTGACACACCGATAGTACTCTGTAATTGATTCATTGTGATAAAGGTTGAGCGACACAAGCGATTTGACTTCTTATTACCACTAACGTGTGAGCTGTTCGCCTCCTGACTACCAATCTGAAACAAAAACAGAAGTTCATTCAGTCTGTTATATATATCCTTTAGTGTATATTGTTTGTTCACTTCAAGTGTGAACATCTTTGCACCTTTAAAAGTTCTTCCGTTTCTATCTAGCTTTCTTGTATCATCCTTAAATGATGTAACAATAAAGCGACCATCTTCTTTAACAGAGAATAAATCATCTGTCTTGATGGCATTGAGCAACAGTTGAGCTTTTGGTTGTGAAATGTGAAGGGTACGCATCAGTTGTCTTGTACCCATATCAAACATTACGGAATTGCTATGCTGCATCTTACACCAAATAGCAAAGCACAATATAGTCATGCGCTTACTCCTTTCTACCTTGGAGTAACCGCAAGCATATCGCTCTACAAGTTCAACATTGATATTTAGATGTCTCCGCATAACAAAAAAAGAAAGGATTCCAATAAGTGTAGTGGCACTTAATGAAATCCCTATATTTTTAATACCTTCGGTCTCTTTCGAGCACCTACTTAAAAAATATCCTTATGTTACAAGCTGTAATTTACCACTACATCACGCTTTTTCGAGCACAAAGGTAAGCATTTTATTTCAGACTAAAAAGTACATATTTTTTCGTTAAATTCATTAACGTGGATATTTGATATTTAGATAGAGATACGGGGCAATTTAACACTATATAAATAAACTTAAAAATAACACGAAAATGCCCCACACCACCAAAAATGATGATGCAGGGCGATATGATAGGTATAAAAGAAATGCGAAAGTAAAGCCCCACCATTGAGCACCAACGGCAGGGCTGAGATAGATAGATGAGTTCCAATGAATAATTGCTTTGCAAAGATAGGCAAAATATCTGAGAACTCAAAGAGATAGTGAAAATTTCTTCTGTAAGCGGTTAAAATAGTCTGTTGGTATGATTTATCGGTGTGATAGTTTAAACGTCTTGTATGCGCCATAAAATAAATCCTCGCCTACCATAATTGATAAGCGAGGAACTATATATGCACGATTACTTAGTCCTTAATAGCCTCATTGACCTCGTAATCCATAATCTTTGCCAAAGTGTTGCTGATTAACGTGCTCATTACGTTCTACTGGTTGGTAAACTTATCGTCTATTCTGTCATTCACAAGCACACCATACTCTTCCTTGGCTCTATCGACCTCGCTCATAAAGTCCACGTATACCTCACGTAACTTGATAAGGGTCTTAGCCAACTTTGGCTGCTCCACGTTCTGCAACAATGTTGCATTGATATTCTGTCCGTTCATATTCTAATCTCCTATTAATTTAAATTGAGTGATGTCTGGCTGTTCAATCCAACGATGGTGAGCAATTCCATAAATGTAGCATCATACCAACGTATCTGTGTCTGCTGCTGAAACTTAGGGTCTTGCTGATTCTGTCCGTACTTATCAAAGGCTGGAGTGATAACATACCAGCTATGCACCTTTCCTCGCTTTCCTGGGCGAGTGGCGTGCTTTACTACTCCTTTGAGTTCAAGCATACGATTGAATGCTTGTGCTGAGATACCAACGTTGTGTGACTTCAATAAGTCGGTGGCAGCGTGCGTAATCGGCTTTTCCGTTCCTGCGTTTACAGACTGAGGAAGAGCATCATCCAAGCCTACCATCTTACCAATCTTCTGAGCGATGCCCAATTTGCTTGCGTCATTCAGGTTGAGGAACTTTGCGCTCCAATCGGCAAAGACTAACTTTGCTTGTATCTGTTCCTGCAAAGATGGCTGCTGCTGAACTTGCGCAACTGCGTGATGGAACACTCTACGATAAACCTCGAACACTGGGCGAACCTTGCGGGCAACAAAATACTCCAAACAAGCGGAAGTGAGATAATAGAAATCAACTGGTCTTCCTTTTTCGCCATTTTGGGCGATAACTATAAAGTCCACATTTTCAATAAAGTTAGATTTTAATGCCCTAACCGCTTTACTTTTTTCAGAGTAAACCAACTGCCAAACATCATCAAGGTTTACGGAAAATACCTTGTCTTGTTGGTCTAATGCCAACACACCGCGGAAGTAGCGTTCAATATCCGATGGAACACTATCCTTCGTTAAAATTAAATTTTCGTTCATTTCGATATATTTTTGAACGTTAAACAAATGTTGGGTTGATACACGAAAAGGGTGTACCGCTACCCTTTGTTCAATGCCTATATCGGAAAGCACGCACACACCATTACGATATGTGCAAGGGGCGATACACCTATATCTTTGATATGGATATATCAGTCTCGTAAGATTAAGAGCATAAAAAATGCTCCACCGAATTGACGGAAGAGCTTCCTATTTCTCTCCCGATATATTTATTGAACGCTGCAAAGATACGAAAAATATTCCAATCTTGCGTGTGCTAAGTAAACCTTTAACCAAACTTTAACATTTGGCAGTTATTAATTCTTCGATTAATTTGTTTTTTGGGTATAATAAATCCCCACCTATGCTTGATAGATGGGGAAATATATGTTATCGTTTCATGTCTTTTTCTAAGCTATCCTTTAAATCTCTAAGGGTAATACTATAGCCTGTCAATATAGAGCAAGCTGTGTTATATTTGTCATTATAGTCTTTCCAAAGGGAATCAACCTTACCTTTCTTTTCGTCTTTTGGCTTTCGATATTTAGGGGTGTTATTCATTTGTTTTGAATAAAAGTTGATGTTAAAATATACGTGTTCTATTGAACAATCGCCATTATACCCCATAATATCCTTTAACGCATTGCTTTCAGCGAGCATATCATCAAGAATGACAGATGGCGTAAATCTATTAACACTATTCATTCTATCAGTAGCAGTACACTCGAACTTTCCATTTTTCAAAAACATTGTGTATATTCCATCTTGTACGACAATATCTATTGTTGTTGGATATTTCACTACCCAATACTTTAATGGACTATAATCAGGAGAAAGTGTAACCTTTAATATCATTTCCCCAGATTTCTCATCTTCCATATCTGCAACAAACTTGTAGCTATTAAAGTTAAGGGCAACCCATCTCTTTAAATTGCGCCACAAATCAGATTTAGTCTTTCCTTTGCACTCGTATTGTTGTGTACTTGTTGCAGATGAATATACTACCGTCCAATCATTTTGGGCATCCATTGCAATGGCAAACAGACACACCATAAAAGTAAAAATAAACTTCTTCATAATTCTTAATTTGAATGTTCTTTATCATATTGTTTTGTTTTCTCCTTATCTATCCAAGCCCAAACTTTGATTTTCTTGTTGATTCCATCATAGACGCAAATATTCCAATTATTAAAGTCTATGCGAATAAGACCGCCACTGATAAGCCAAGTAGCTACATTATTTTCAATATCAGGCTTACCAACCAAAACGTATTTCTCCTTGATGTTCATTTGTGGGTCAAGGAATTGTGCATACTCTGTTGTGGCTTGATAATAGCGATAGATATTGTTTGTTTCATGTCGCTCGCCATTTATCTCAATTCTGCCATCTGTCAAGACAAACGTTGCTTGTGCTTTTATTTGCACGACCACGGCAATCATAATTGCCATAAACATTAAAACCTTTTTCATAATTGTATTTATTACAGAAAACTAATAATTTCTTTTGGATTTCACATTGATTAATCGCAATAAAACTGCTCTGTTTCGTAAACTGGGTCTTTGAAATCAACAACGTCACCATCCTCATCTAGGATTTCCTTAACTCCATCATATACTTCATAATGAAAGTTATTGCTGCGACCTTCCCAACAGTTATCATTGTCGCATACCTTATCATACCCTTTTGTATTTTCGGTGCAATATTGCTTTGCTTCATCCAATGTATCAAACTCTGCAACATTGTTTATCTCCACAGTATTATTGTAATATATCTGATATTTCTTCATAATTTCTGACTTGACCGTGATGTCGAGGGCTGAATTTGTTATTTATTCGCAAAACTCCTTAAACTCCTGCTCTGTAATATCCTCAAATACGTCTCTCTGCTCATCCGCAAAGAATGGAGATGTGCGCTTGATATATCGTTTATTGCCTTCTTCGTCAACAAACATGAATGCATCCTCATACTCTTGTGTAGGGTAGTCCTGCGGTGTGTGTAGTGGTGCTTCGTACACTTTTCCACAGATAATATGAGCGTCCGTCACACATATCTCATCTGTATTGATACCATGTTCAATGTCAATAAATGACCGCTTGATATCTGACGGAATCTCCGACAACTTGCGAACAGCGATTTTATCAAAATCAAAATCGCTATCCATATATACAGTGTTGTCATCCTCGTTACATGGTTGAACTCTCTCGTACAAATCGTCAAAATAAGCCTCGCTGTAATTAATCTGCTCGTTAGGCTGCATAAGTAAGCCGTTATCGCCCTTAATAAGGATGTCATAATCACACAAATCATTACCAAATACACCTTGGTATATGTCTGATTGCTTGCATAGCAACAAATTATCGTCTATTTCGATAAGTGTATCAAAAAACTTTGAAAGTGATAAATTGCTAATCATAATTTTCCGCTTGACCGTGATGCGTAGGGCTATATATTTATATTATTTTCAAAAGATAACGCAATATTCGTCATTATATTGTGTATGTAGGGCAGAAATTTAATCTTTATTTTTGCCCATGGCGCAATCGAACAATGTGCCGATTAGCCAAATTGCTATTAAGAATGCCATAACTTATTCCTCCTCCGTATTATTATTGTTGTTATTCAGTTCCTTATAATACTGCTGAATCTCTTCATCAGTCATACCCTTTTCTCGCATTACACGGTAGTTTGCGGAACCACGTCTGAAATAAACCTGACTGCCATAGACTGAGCGTAGATTGTAATATGCACTTCTTACCAGTTCTTTGGTCAAAACCTTGCCTGTGGACGAATAAACACCCATCTGCTGCAACATCATAGCTGCATCGGCAAAGTTAGGTGTAGTCAATTCGGTGAAGTCATTGGTACACTTCTTAACCACATTCCATATAGCCTTGTTACAAGGTTTCTCAGCAGCCTCTTTCTTGCGCTTTTCCGATGCAGCCTTCTGTGCATTTGATAAGTCACATTTTCTAGGTCTGCCCAACTTCTTTACGACCTTACCTGACTTTGAGATAAATTCTCCGTCTTGCGCCAACTTCTGCTTGCGTACTTCCAATGCACTCTGTGTACGTTCTTGAATGAGTTCACGCTCCATCTGTGCCGAGAATGAGAAAGCAAACAACAACATTTCGTCTATCGCTTTCAGATGGCTGCAATCAAGGTCAATGCCCATCTGTACGATTACCAAGCGCACGCCACGTGGTTTCAGTTCGTCATTAACAAACTTATTGATGTCGCTCATAGAACGACCGATACGGCTAACCTCTGACACGATAAGAATATCACCCTTATCAAGCATCGGCAACACTACCTTACCAAGGTTTCTATCCTTATAAGATACCTTACCAGATACTCCTTCCTCCTTCACTTCGTGAGTAGCTTTCAGATTGTGACAATTCAACCATTCGTTGATTGTTCTTTCTTGCTGCTCCAATGTCTGCTTTTCAGTAGAGACACGACTGTATATTATTACTTTCTGCTTTGGCTCATCATCATCGGTCATGTTTGCCTTTGCGTTGCAGCTTTTGTCCGAACGGCAAAGGTAGTGACCTTCTGCCATCATGCAGTAAGGGCAATCCTTACATCCGATGTTCACGATGTCGTATTTTACAGATGCGCCACCTTCATTCTTGATTTCTATTGTCTTCATTTCTCCTATATCCTATCCTATCTCTTATTACTTAAAACGTTACTTTCTGTTATTTATTATCCACGATAATAGAATGATACATGAAAATCGCTACTTTTACGCTCTCGGTCATTCTCAATCACCCCAAACATATAAGTATCAATCACGTAATCTACATCATTGTTCTTATCATGTTCAATTCTCTTTACCCATTCCTCAACAACATCAGGACACCAAGCATCGCCAAGGAATCTAACCAATAATTTGTTATCGGTTTCCTGACGTACTAATACAGGATTGTTTCCGACAAATCCAACCATTTCTGTATTGTCTTTATTCCAAGCGCACTGACCATCATTGAACAAGTCTCTTACCAACTCATCAAGACAAAGGTCTTTTCCGTTGATAGAGCAATGAGCTGCATTCTTAATCTCCATAGTCTTATTACTTTAATTCTTGTTCCACAATATCGAAATTGTCCCACGTCTCACCTTCGTTGTCTGAGATATGATAGAAGAAATCTGAAACGCTGATTTGGAAATCATCACAATCCAATGCTTGTTTGTAGCTTTCCAATGTGTTAAGTCCTTTCTCTCCCATCGCTTTTCTAGCCTTGTCTCTGGTTGAGAATACTTCTGCTTCAACTTCAACTGCTTCACCCAATCCGTGTTGGTATGAAGAGATAACTACATATACTTTCATAACTAGCCCTCCACATTAATAATTCCACGTCTTACCAATTCCTTTACAAAATTCTCTAGCGACAATCCTCTAGTATAGCTTTCGCCACCACTTATTCCGTAATTCCAATTGATAACGAGAGGCTGCTCGGTATGGTATCTGTAAACACTTCTTCTCTTTCCTGCGAAATCCTCATATCCCTTAACCAAAGCAACTTCAATTGTTCCATGTTTCTTTGGATGGATAAGGAATGCCCCACGTGAGCATTTCTCTTCAAAGTGACAATTGTAATTCTCTAAGAAACGTAACTTATCCATTGTTTCCATTTCCCAATTGTCGTATTTATCATCCTCGCATTGCTGCTCGTCTTTGATCAATTCATCGTCAATAGCCTTTTTCTTTGATTCGGCTATCATCAACTTTTCCAATTCGTTCATAACTTTATCCTTTCTATTTTTAAATTACACCGATAACATTAATCGGTTCTTCAATACTCGCTACCAAAGCAGCGTTATTACTCACTGAATAATCAAGGTTATCAACATCTAAGAAGATAACCTTTGGTAATGATGTATGTTTCATTATGAATTATAGAAATTAATCGGTTTATATTCTCTGTTTCTGCTATCATATCTTTCTATCTTTATGTTATTAATTGTGCCGTACCAAGTCGCAAACTTGCGTACCTCATAGGTAAGTACGGCTATATATTAGGCGTATTTTTCGATAGTCTCATTACATTCATTTATGATAGTTTTTATATCACTACCATAAAAAAGACTTTCTGCCATACCCCAAATTAACTCATCCCTGCACTCTTTAATATCAGAGTTTGAAAACTCTTCTTTTGTAGGTTCATTCTCTTCTTTGCCCGAATTGAAATGTTCCCACAAATCATAGCCATCAAACATGTGAATAAAGTGTACCTTATAATAAGTACTTTTATTGTTAGAATTTGGATAAAGTCTAGCATATACGACATTATACCATTGATTCCCTATCTTTTCAGACTGATACAAGCCTTTTCCGTACTTTCTAACCTTTGTTATTTTGTATTCCATATTGCTAATTATTTAATGCTACTTTGTGGTGCAAACGGAATCGAACCGCTACCAGATACCGACTATCTTTGCACCTATCCAATATGTTTAATTTACCTTTGCAACAAGTCTATTTTTTGCAAGTCTTCTTTGGTATATATTGCCCGAATCATCGCTTTTTGTTTCAAATAAAATAGACTTTGCAGATACTTTTATTATCTTTGTAATAGTTGAGGTATATCCCCAATTCCACATTAAAACATCACCAACTTTTAATGTTTCTGCTTTTACTGCTGGCTTGTATCCAATATGTTGCAACCATATTTGATTTTCCATTTTCTTTGCGTTTTAAAATGTTATTTACTCTTTTACGTACTTATTCCAATTGCGCCCTACAATAATGCCTAATACGTAAGATATAAGGGCGAAAACGAAAGGTATTGTTATATCCATATATCCAATTAGTTTAAAAGAAAATCGAAGTACTTTGCAGCACGCAATTCATATTCATTTGCCCACATTTGACCGTAAGGCATACCAAGTAAATCTATAAATTTACGTGCTTTTGCCTTAAATACAATGTAATCGGCAAACAGGGCTTTAGTCTCCTTTGCTATTTTGTGAAAATTTGGCTTTTCGTCTTCTTGTTGTGCCGTGGCTGCCAAGACTGATACACGATTTGCAATATCGCTCAATTTGCTAGTATAGAAATCTATCAAAATGTTTATTCTAATCTTTTTCATATCTTATATTATTTGTACCTTTGCACCAACAATAAAAGCGAGCGCAAAGGGTATTGTTAGTTACTTGTTTACTATCTCATTAATTTTATTTGCCGTATCAATCAAAGAATAAGACTGACCGACAAAACCGCCTCCGTACCAATTGGCACGATAAACAGAAAAGCCCAAATCATTTGCACGCTTTTTGGCAATTGCATACAATTGGCTTTGGCTCAAATTGTCGTTTTTCATTTCCTCATCAGTAGTAAAAGCGAGAAAATGCACTACATATCGGGGATTTCCGTTTATATCATTATTCACACGGCAAAAACCGATGCCGTTAACTACTCTATAGCTATTTCTATAGCTTTCAATCTCTTTATTAGTCATATATAGCCCTCCAATTAGTTTAAGTTCAAATTATCCTTTGCAGTATTAATGATAGTGCAAGCGAGATAAGCGCAAGCCTGCTTTCTCTCTTTTCCTGTTGGCATTTCTCCATCATGCTTAAAATGATACTTTGCAGACTTGAAAACTAAATCTTTCAAAGTATCATTATTCATTAATCTAACAACACTAACAAATTTGTTAGCTTTCAGATATTCCTCAATAAACTTTGTTATTTCACACTTAATATCGTAAAATTCACGTGTATTGTTTACGTACAAAACCATTCTTTGTGCGTTCAAAGACAATTTCTCAAAAACTACCATAAGATAAATATTTAAAAGTTACTAATTAATTTTGCTAATTCGGAAAAAACTAATAACTTTGCAGCCGCTTTAGATACCAAAGTTAAAAGTTTATCTTTTAATTAAAGGTAGCCTCCACTGTTTTTTGCAGTGGAGGTTTTTTGTTTAAACATACTCTATATTTGTTTTGATACGCTCAAGCAAAGAATAAATTTCTTTTTTGGTATCATCTATAAATTTACGATTTTTATCGTAAGCGTCAGGAGTATAGTTTTCACTATATGTTACAACTTCTGCATTTTGAGTCAGTTTTAACAACTCCTGCAATCTAGCAACCTTTTGGAGTGCCATATAAGAAACTGTTTGCTTTTTTGTTACCTTTTTCATATTGCTTTATTTTTGTTACTAATTTGTTCCCTTTGCAAGACTCGAACTCGCAGAAAAGCCGATGTTTTCGCCTGCATCTAGTATGGGTATATATTTCTTTGGTTTTCATTTATCATCTAATTTATTTCGCTACTCCAACTTTTCGCTACTCACTTTAAGATGTTTCAACGCTGAATATATAATGTACTTTGCAGCTACATTCTTTATAAAGGGATAACCGTTATAATTACTACCTTATGTTATTTTATTGTTGGTTAACATAAAAACCGCTTAATACTACTATATCGTATTATTACACTAACATTTGTTAGATTTCTGATAGTGATTTATAATAGAGCCTATAAAACGTCTAATGCTATATATTGCTATAGTCACGGCAAAAGATAGTTTTCATTTCTCTATTACACTAACATGTAAGCATTTTAAAGAGCGAATGATTAAAACGTAATAAGGATTATTCTTGCTTTAGATACCCTTGTTTGTTTTATCTGCTGCAAAGGTACGGCTTTTATCTGAAACTACAAAACTTTTAAGCAAAAAATATGAGATTTTTTGTGTTTTTTCTCGCTTTTTCTTGTTGGTAATAAATAAGGACACCGTTTTGTTATCTCAGAAAAAGCAAAATAAGGGGTTAAATGTAGGGTTGTTGTGTGATTACATAGGTTTTACCTATCTTTGCACCTTTGCACCCTCATAAAATCATATTTGCAGCCGTTTTCTTATAATGTAGTGTGCGTGCGTACCTTATATATAGGGAAAACATCTAAAACGCTTTTATTTGATGTTTGCAGCCGTTTTCCTGTTTGCTAGATAGAAAGTATCTGTTTTGCCGTTTGAGTATCTTTGCAGTCGCTTATTTTCCGTTTTCGTTTTCACTCGCTTTTTGTTTCACGAAAATTGTACGTGAAACATTATGCAAGTTTCTGTATGTTTATGCAAGTTTGAAATGTATATTTATGCGGTGTATTATGATAAATAGAAATGTTTTGGGATTTTTACAAGTTTTCCGCTCTTTCGTTTAAAACGTTCTATCTTTTTACTTTTTATTCCTTTGCTTTTTCTCTTATTTTGGATAATTTACAGAAAATGAAAACAGAAACGAAAAAGCCACTTTTTGGGGTGTTTTTGCCCGAAAATGTCCGTTTTTGTCGCAAATAAAGCGCTGATTTTCTGTGTTTTATAGGTATATAGGGCAAATTACACCACACCCCCCGTTTTTGGCACTCGCAGGGTGGGTCAGCTCTCGTCCGAAAATTTTTTATTTTTTTATTTTTTATTTTTTGTAAAATACTATGATTTTACCAATTCCGCTTTTCTACCGAATTTTGAGCATTTTCCAGAATATCATATCTACTTTTGATTTTGCATAAGTTTTCGAGATATTCATTTTCGCTTATTTTCGTGCATTATGGAGCGTTTTATGCTGCTTTGTGGTATAGTTTATCACCTGAGTATTTTGAACGTCTTAGAACTCAATTATCGAGCTTTTTGCATCAATTTTTGTTTTTGCGGAAAACTAGGCTATATTTGAGTTTAAGACACGTTTTTGCTATATACGGATTGCAGTTTTCACTAGACTATCGTCAGGGGTTGTGCGCGAAGCCTTTCTTCTTAGGGGATGAGTATATAGTTTACTATATACAGGGGTTGACATCCCCTACTACGGCTGCGCGCGAGGGTACAATAGTTTATTTACGTGTTATTATTATATGGGAATTGCTTCAAATGTTAAATTTTCAATATAAAAAATCTGATTTATGCGGATAACATATATTTAATTGGGGATATGGGGAAAATGGTACAAATTTGCAATTTGTTAAACTATGTAAAGTTCGTTTTCGGATTGATTTTTTGGCGTATATTTGCAGCATAAATGTTTGATTTACGAATTACCGACTTTGGAATATGGCAGAAAAGAAATTCTACATACAGCGTTACTTGAAGTCCGAGCAGGGAGCTTGGAAGGCAGACGGATTGCGCAAGAGTCTGGAGGATGATTTCGGCGGCTGTTCTGTCCGCTACAAGTCATTGGACGGATTGAACTCAAAGGGTAAGCAGAAGGGTGTATATACCGAGAGCTATCCTGAGAGTGACGCGTTGAGAGTGTTTGTTGACCCGAATGCTAGGCATGAGAGCACCAACGCTACGTTGTCAGTCTGCGTGTTCGGGTATGATGTTGACGGAACAACCGAGCTTTCCGTTACTGAGCAGATAAAAGCTGCCGAGAAAGCATGGGATAGTCTGTATGCCTACTTGGAGGGTGCGCTGATTCTCTGGTATGACGATTACAGACAGAAGAAAGCGTTGTTTTTGGTACAGGATGCTACAGAGCCATCAACGGACAACATCAAGAACATTCCGTATCTGCTCTGTTCTGTCAAGTTGGTAAACGTCTTCGGTCAGTCGTTTGATGGTGACAGTACCACGATTGAGGATTGGTTGAAGAATGGCGGAAAATAGAAACAACAGCATCCGCAAGGCGGTAGGACGTGTCTCTTAGATACAAGTCTAGGCAAACAGAAGGTTCGAGTTCCTTCTACGGTCGGTGGATGCTTTAAAATATATGCGAATTATGAACAAATACAAGACATCAATTGAGGTCAAGGGCGAAAACATCAAGGCATTGTTCGACTGCCCTATCGTTACAGACATCAAGAAAGCAACAGATGCGGTCGATGATGGTTTGGACGTTACCGATATGCTTTATAGCGTTACTGCCGTCAATATGGCAGGTGCTCACGAGCAGGTGAAGCGCGGTTCTGTATTGGCGCAAGACGTTTGCGGTCATTGGGAGATTATGACTGCCGATGAATGGGAGTTGAGGAAAGACGATACCATTAGCGATGGTTCTTCCGAGGAGTTGTAATCATTTAAAAGTTGAGAATATATGCGAATAAAGGAAGAATCACTTGATAAGGCGTTGGAAGCGGCATCGTTGCAGACGAAGGGATTGCCGAAACGCTACACGGATGGTAAAGACCCATTCTGGATAATGGCAGTTGTGCTTGTTCAGAAGCGCAATTTGGAGGAATGCTACTGCATTTATCAGCAGAATGCGGACAAATACATGAATCTTTTGCAAGACTTCGGCACACCGAGTCCTATCATGTCTATCAAGAGCATTCATCCTTATATGTATCTTGATGAGGCTCAGTTTTTGCCGAGTGGATGCATCGAAGCAAAGAAGAACTTTCTGAAAAACGAGCTTGGCGAAGACCCTATGGCTTATGAGGTCGATGAAATGACGGAATCGGACGTTAATCACGCATTATTGGAGATTGCCATTGACAAACAGATGAAAGCTGATGAGGAAAACAAGAAAATCAACGTACTCAATGAGGGAAGCGATTTGGACGGAACGAGATTTGAGGACATTGAACGTCAGAAGTTCGAGTTTGAGTTGGCTGAAATGAGGAAAGATGGATGCTCTAAGAAGGAAATAAAAGAGTTCATTGACGAGTATAATGCCAGTCATAAGCAGAAAGTTGATGATGAGCCGTACATTTCAGATGAAGACCGCATCCATCAGGAAATGGAATCAAAGGACGTTGAAAAAACTTCCGAATGCAGTGTTGAAGGTGAGTTTGATGCACCTGAGATAGACTACGATAAGCTTCATGAGGAATCAGAAGCATTCAAGAAAGAGCAGTTGAAGGTTGCCAAGCGCAAGTGGAAGCGTGCCTATGATGCCGATTCTGAGAAGCGTGAAGGAAGAGAGTTTGAGAACGAATTTGGCGAAGATGAGGAATGTGAGACGTTGCAGTTGCCGAATAAAGAAGTTGTTCCTGTAAAGCGAAAACCAGGCAGACCGAAGAAATCGTCATTGGATTATACTGCTAGCAAGCGCGACACGACAAAGAAACGTGGTCGCAAACCATCATCAACTAAAAAATAACAGATTATGACTAAATCAGAGCTTTTGAATAACGTGTTCTTTGAGAATGCAAAAGGTGATTTGCCTATCATATATATAACATCAGATGATGATGTTGTAAAAGTCGGTGGCATTATCAATGCACCTATGGTTGGAAGAATTTATTTTAGTGAGGTTAAGAAAACCATTACGAAGGATGAATTGCTTGCCAATAAAGAGTTTATTTGCGCAAGTGAGGATTCTGAGATACTTATTGATTTCGGTGGTTACAGACGTGAAACACTTGATTGCTATATCGCGATTGATGATAGTTGTATTAACATCATTGAGTTATGAGAAAGAATCATCACAATCCCAATAAAGTGCCACCGTTTAAGCCAGACCCCGAACATTGGACTAAGAAAGTTCACTCTTGGAAAGCGAAGGTTGCCTATGAGACTGAGGATGATGCTTGGGAGTTTCTGAATCAGAATCCGAAACTGAAGGCGAAAGACCCTGTAGTTTACAGGTGTTCTGTATGTAACAAGTTTCATATTTCAATACATCATAAAAATAACAAGAAATAGCTTATGATTAATAAAGAAGATATTAAGGTTGGGCTGCGATTTTATATCACGCGTAATGATTGCTTAAGATGCAACTTTGACCCGATATATATTCAGGACGGTAACACCCCTATCCTATTCATTATAGAGAGAAGGTGTGATTACAAGTGGTTATGCACATCTGTTAGTTTCGACAATAAGCTTTTTGCTTATTTTACTACAGAAAACATAATGGAGTTTGGTTTAAAGTTCGATATAGTATCGAAAGATAAAATAGAGGCTGCAACAAGTGGAATGAAACATCTTATTGGCGTTAGCGTTTTAAGTACGATAGTGCCAAAAAATGATTGGATAGCAAATTATGCTTTTGTTGGTGGTAGTCGTGGTGGAAACAAAAGAAACTTTATGAGTTGTTATCTTGGCAAGTTTAATATTCCGCAATACGAGAATAATGTTGAGCAGCCAAATGAAGATTGCAAAGCATTCAAGGCTATCACCGACAAGATGAGCGATACATATAAGCGCAAGAATCACGATTATGGGAATGCATTTTCAGAAATGTATGATGAGCTTGGTATCAACTACGGCTACGGAAAGATACGTGAGAAAGTGAATCGTATCAAGACGTTGAAGGATAATGAAGCACAAGTTGCCAACGAGCCATTGGAAGATGCTCTTCTTGACTGCGCTAACTATTGTATCTTGACATTGGTGGAATATCAAAAGCGTAAGGAGCATGGCACAGACTAAATACACCTGTAAGGATTGCGTATTGTTAAATGACGAAGATTCCGAGTTCCCATATTGTATGGGCAAAGACTTATATACATACGCAAATCCTGACGATGATGCTTGCGGAGACATCATTCCATTGGTATATACGTGCAAGGATTGTTTCTTCTTCAAGAATGATATTTGCCACAATACCACAGAGAAGAGATATACATCGGAAGAAAATCCTTCATGTAGAAACTTCGAGTACAAAACGATTGTAGAACAAAAATAAATATATAGTTATGGCTAGAATTGCAAAAAAGAAGACAGTTGACAACAATGCAGGTTTGCTTAAAGTTGTTGTCGGAATCAACAAAAAAGATGTTGAAAGCGTTACCGACTTCGGTCATTTCTTCATCGTAATTTTGAAGGATTGTGCTATTTTCCACACACATATTGGATTTGAAGCACGTTTTAAGCGTTGGGGAGGTGTTGATATGGAAGGACACGCGCTTACCACTACAACATTCGCGTGGCTTGAAAATCTTGTCGCGATGAAGAACGAAGTAAAGGGAAAAGAGAATGATATTTTCCCTGAGACAGATGTTACTTATCAAGATATGCTTGATAGCATGGTTATCATCACAGAAGCCAACATTACTCATCCGATTACAGCGTTCACTGATGCAGATGATGCTGCAAAGTTCGCAAAGAACAAGATGGATTACATCGGTCGTATGCAGAAAGAGTTGGAAACTGTAATGAACACTCCAGTTTCCGAAGAGACAGAGGAAGACTTGAAGAAGAACTTTGAGCACGGTCAGCAAGCAATATTGGCAGAGCAAGCAGCCGAGGCTCTTAATCAAGGAAAGGAATAGCTTATGTATAATGAATGGTATATAGAACTGAAATACGGACTATTCCGAGATTACAGAATTGTAAGGATGTGTGATGCTAACGGAGTGAAGCGAGACGGTATCTTTATACCATTCATTCAGAACGGAATCAAATGGGATGGTGTAAAGGTTAAGAATCCTGTTCAATATCTAAAGCCGATTTGGGCTGCCGCCGATGGCTCAAGACTTCACAAGTTAGTTCCCATGGTTTCTGTGGATTTCAGACAAAAGATGGAAGATGCAGGTGTATTGTCACCAGATGATAAATACCCTTGTGATACGGTAGGTTACGTTTATAAAGATAAAAATAAGATTTAACGGCTATGATATACTTAGGTAATGATACGATGGATAAGGTAGAGCGGATGGTTTGCGAACAAGTGAACACGGCTATGAGTACTGAGGAAAAGGAAGGAGTGAATGCAGATGATTTATATGTCGGCAATACTAACATTCCTTTTGCGAGAGCGGTAGCAAGGAACTTTGTTCTTGACGTTCTACACAATCGGTATGGTTTTTCCTATGCCGTTATTGCACAGCGCGCGGACATCAACGAGAAATCTGCTATGCGATGTGTCCGCAAGTGTCACGAACTTGTCGGGTACGATAAAACCTATGCGTATGTGAACACTTTAATTAACGATAGATTGAGAGAATGGTATGGGGAATAGCAATGAATTATTGACGTTGAAGCGCAATGCCCTAAGATTGGGATTGTGCGGAGAATATAAAGGGAAATGGGATTCTGCCGCGAGTAAGCGAGAATTGGTAAACATGGCTCTTGATTCAAACGGAATTGAGTTTATGGCTGATTCTATTGCTTTCGGATGGGGATTGTCAAAAGAGTACCTTTTGAAAGAGTTTGGTGAGTTTGCCAATGGATTCTACCAATGTAACGAGCACGGATATACCAGCGAAATGTATATAGGTGCTCATGGAGTTATCAAGGCGCGCTCTACGATTATTCTTGTCGCATACTGCAAGGATTTGGAGATTGAAGTTCCAGAGAATATGATTACTCGCATTTACGTGTGCGGAAAGAGTGAAGTTCGCATCGAATGCAAAGGAAAATGTGACCTCATAGAGTACGGAGAGGATAATGATGTTAAAATCATTAGCTACGATGACGCAAATATGACGCTAGGAACGATTTATGTGTCAGAGTGGAATAGTTGTAAGGATGAACAGAAATAATGCCTTACAGCTCATTTAAATAGCAAAGTTTGGTAAAAATATTTATATTATTTTCTTGTTTACAGAGTGTACGGCGGTACACAGACATAAAGTGTAATTTTACTTTTTGTATTAGTTAAGGTTTAGTTAGATTTATGTTGATTAAAAAGGGCAAGTTCAGTTGTGAAACCGAGCTTGCCCTAATTTTATGATGTCTGTTCAATCTTTGGCAGGATGTCGTGCTGCTTCAAAAAGTCATAAAGGAAAAGTCTTCCCTTTTGTGTCCATTCAGTATTGTATTTTATAATTTTTCCATTACTGCGTGGAATATCGACAGGTCTAGAATGAACATAACCTTTATCTAGGTAAGGTTGATATAATATCCACTGCCCACCAACCTTGCGTTGCAATTTCAATTCGTGTAACTTCTTGTTGAATGCTCTTGCGCTCATTCCGTAATCTTGCGCTACTTGTGTTACAGTCACGGTTGACTTGTTAGCTAATATCATATCGTAATAGCTAACCTTTGGCTGCATCTGGGTAATTGTAGCACTCAATGATGCAACCTCTTGATTTGACTTTTCAAGTTCTTCTTCTTTGCGCTGGTTTTCCAAAACTAGCTGTCTGTTCTTTTCGTATTGGTCTGCCCACGCTCTAGCTGCCGCTACTGGGTCGTTAAAGTTCGGCATAGCAAGAATGCTTCTCCTAGCCTCTTGCTCCTTTTCGATGAAGTACTTTCGGATAACTCTACCCTTTTCGTTGTTCTCCACCATAGCCAACTCCTTTGCCATATCTATTGATAAGGCATACTCAATAGTAGGTCTTCCACCATTTGGGTTTTCCCCAAATTCGGTGAAAACCTCAAAGTCCTGATTCTCAGCGAATCCATACTTGGAAATTCTCTCTTTAATCCAAGAAGAGAAATCCTTCTTAACTCCAAGTGCATCGTGCAAATCTCTTGCACTTACTGCTTGCGCTCCATTGCGCTCTTCGATTTTAATGATTTCTGTCATTTTTTTACTGACTTAACAATTAAACACATTTTCTTTAGAATAGGTCAAGTCAATCGTCTTATGACATTCTTGGGCATAAAAATGCCCAGCCGCTAAAGTGAAGGATGCAGCCAGGCAAATATCTTGTGTTTAATATTAAATCCGTTTGATATGTATGTACCGAAAGCCTTCACTCAATCAGCAATGCAAAGATACGAATATTTATTGAAACGGCAAAGAGAAAGGTGAAACTTTCACAACTTTTAATGTTTGCGAAAATCTCACCTTAAATATATAGAACACAGAAAACTAATTCATAAATACCTTGATACCATTTCTTCCTTGCTTGTGACCGCCCTTCACACAGCTTGCCAAGGTGTCGCGAATATCAGTAAGTATTGTTGTCTGCAATCTCAACTCAATGAGTACAGGACTGCTTGATGTGTCTTGCGTTATCGCGCTGATACTATTTCCGAGCTTTTCTAACAGAGTGTCGCGGATGATGCGGACATCTGCTTGTTGAGTAGCTACATAAAACCTGAGAGAATTGAGTATCGATTCCAACGCCTGTGCGGTTGATTCCGTTACAGACTGAATACCTTGCTGCAAAGCAGAGATATTTGAACTGCCAGCAGGTTTGACGTTGAGAACATCCATCAAGTTCTTTGCATACTCATTGAATAATGCAAGGTTCTTGTCTTTCAGTTCCTTGATACCTTCGAGTTCTTTCTTGGTAACGTCAAGACCATTGTTTCCACCTTCGCTGCCCTCAGATACCGCTTTATCGAATGCTTCAAGAATAGGCTGAATGTACTTTGATGTAGCTCTATTCATCAACTGCTTTGTGAGCATCGTATTGAAATACTCATCAAACTTATTGTTGAGAGCTTCGAGTGCATCACTGCCCTCATTGAAAGCATCTACCCACGCCTCCGAGAAAGCTTCAGCAGCAGATTTGTAGTTAGACTGAGAACCGAAGCCGCCAAGTGCCTCTGTCATAGACTCGCCTAATTCTTTAATGGTCGTGTTCAAATCATCAATCTGCTGTTCCCATTCTTGAATCTTACCTTCATCGGGCTTCTTGCGACCGCGCTCTGCGTTAATCATTGCTTGGTACGCCTTCTGCTGCTTTTTAAGGGCATCGACCGATTTTTGGTTATATTCGTAGAGCCTTTGTGTATCAAAGGCATCGTCCATACTCTTTTTAAGCTTTTCGTAAGCGTGTTGCAAGGAATTTACAGCGCGTTCTTGGCGTGCAATTTCCTTATCAATCTTTCCTTCGTTGCTAAAGAGTTTAGCTACGCCCGTAAGCGCGCCCATTGCGCCCGATACGACACCTGCATAGTTTCCGCTATAGTACGAACCGACCGCCTGACCGATGTTGCTGACAATATCCAGAGTGTTCTCCAAATTTGCATCAGAACCGCTAAGTGCTTCAAACAGAGCATTAAACGAGTTAGCCATTGTAGAAACTACATCTGTAATATCCGTCACGGATTTTGAGAACTTTGACTTTGCCCGCTCTTCCTCAGTCATAATCGTTCCGAGCTTTGCAATCTGCTCATCTGTGAGGTTTAACTGAGATTTTAAAGAGTCGCGAATGCTTTTGTTGGTTGCTAACTTCAACTTTAAGGTTGTAACAACGCTTTCGTTCGCATCCTTATTCTTTGTCAGTTCGTTATATTCCTGTTCCAAAGACTCAACATAAGCATTTTGGTTCTGCAATTTGCTCGTCAAATCTGCTCTAAGTCCGTTAAGCTCTACATACTTTTCTACGCCACCCGACTTTTTTAAGTCTTTACCAGCCTTAATCATTTCTTTAAGTCCGCTAGTGAAAGCCTTGAAAGGATTGCGTGAATTGCGAACTTCATTGACCTTATTAATCTGTTCCGCAATAGTCTTCAACTCTGTTGGGTCTAGGTCTCTAAGCTCTGTACGCAACTGTTGCAGTCTTTCTGCCATCGCATCAAGTGCCTTAGAAGAAACTTGGTCTAGATTATCAAACAGACGAACATACATGTCACTATTTTTAAAATCTTTCCAAGTATTTTCGCCAGTCTTCTTTTTGTAGTCCAAGTCAATATTATCAAGTAATTTCTTCTGAGTTTCAGGGTCAGAGAAATTCTTCATTATTGCTATTCTATCCGCGATATATTTTCTATCAAGCTGCAACTGGTCTGACAGGCGTTGCTTATACTCTTTGAAGAGTTTTTGAGCAGTATCTGTCGTGTCTTGCTCGATTTTCTGATTGAGCTTTTGTGTCTGATTGAGATATTCTTTTTCGACATCACTTCCAGAGAACTTTTTCCTTATGACTTCTGCGGTATTCTCCAAATCAGAGTTGTATTGCTGAATAACCTTATCGCCCCATTTTGTGAAATCTTTACCATAATGAGTTTCGTAGTCTTTGATGATATACTTATTAAACTCATTATTTATGTCTTCCTGTACTTCATCAAACGACTTCGTGAGGTCTCCAAACATAGACTTAATAAGCTCATCAGACATACCCTCATCTTTCAGTTTTTTATACAAGTCCATCTGAGAGAATGCATCATTGACATTTCTAGATATATCATCCTTTAATTTGTTGTATTCCTTCTCAGAAACTTTCAAATCAATGTCTGCCGAAATGCGGAATGCGTTACCTCGCTTTGTCAATTCCTTGTACTGAGAACCAATCTCACGAATGCGTTTTGCCACAGATGCATCGTCTGGCAGAATATCAGAGGCTTTCCATCCTACATTTTGCGCTGCCTCTTTAAAATACTTACGAGTAGCAGATAATGCGGTCTCTTTTGATTCCGTCTTAATCAACTCGTTGTATTTAGAGTTCATATCCTTTAACAGGGAAATACGCTCTTGCAAGATGTCTCTTTGTGCCTTATCTTGCTTGATTCTATTTTTTTTAGCATCACCCTCAAAAGGGTTAACACCCAAAGCTAACGCTTGCTGAGTCGCGGCTTGCTTCAATTCCCTAACCTTGGCTCTCACCTTGGCTACAGAAATTACCATTTGGTTTGCTCCAATTTCACCAGCCTTGAATATCTTTCTGATAGTATCATCAACTGTTATTGTAGGCGAGTTTTTGCCAACCGCGGCGAGTCTCTTTTCAACTTCTTTCCAAGATTTTGCAGCCTTTGCTGCTTGGTCTCCTTTCCCAAGGAAGCCTTCAAAAGCCTTATCGTCATCAATTTCTTTGACAACGAGGCTAATACCATACTTTTTCTTTGCAAAGAAATCATTAATATAATCATCAACCCAAGATACTTGCTTCTCCATATTGGCTTTATCAATATATACATTGATACCAAAGTGTCTATAAGCAAGGTCTCTCTCGTATTGACTCCAATCGCGCTCGGCTGCAATTCTGTCAATTACGCCCTGTATCTTTATAGGGTTATTGCTATATTTTTTTCTAAGGTCTCCAAATACTGCATCAAATTCGCTGTTCAATTCTTGCGCCTTATTTTGCACGCTGTTCATTGCACGGATAAGGTCATTGAAATCTGCTTGCGAAGTACCAATAAAGGATGGCATTTTATAGTCACTGCCGCCTTGTGCTATGTTGATTTTCTTTATCAACTCATACATACGTGTCATATAGTCAATGTTGGATTCGTTATCCTTTTGACCTGCACGTATCTCATCAAAGTATTTCTTTGTAGTCGAAGTGGCTTGTTTGTAGTTCGCGTTAATGTTTGCTACAACTCTCTCCATTTGTGAAGACTTTGCGAGAGCATCAATCACAGCATCTTTGTAATCGTCTGCATCATCATCAAGTCCATCAGTAAACCAAGTGTTCCAAGCATCATTCTTGGCGTAATTTCTTCTGATAACCTCAATGCTATCAATGAAATCTTTATACTCTTTTTTAACCTTACTGAAAGTAGCGTTAAGTTGGTTTACATCGAGACTATCTACATTGATTTTAAAAGTCAGTCCGTCTTTTGATGCGGCATCAATAAGCTTTTGTAACGTTGTACGTCTATCTTCGACATTCTTTTCTAAATCCTTTCCTTCTAATTTGCCATTTGCATTTGTGGCTGCATTTGCTAGGTCGTTGTACGTTCCAGCCAAAGCACCTATTGCACCCTTTGCCTTTATGGTTTCTTCTTCGGCTTTACGTACATTTTCGTTGTACTTGGAAATTTTATCATAAACAGTAGTTATTACTTCTGCTACAGCGTAAATTGCAAGACCTACGCCTATACCTGATAATGAACTTTTAACGAGACCGCCAAAATCTTTAAGAGCTTTTTTCATTCCATCTAAGGAATTTACGAAAAGAGCCTTGTATCTCACGATACCTGTGCCAGATGCTTGAGAAAAAGCTTGTCCGAGACTAGTCTTTGCAAACATAGAGTTAGCCTTTATAGCAATAAGAATAGGTATAAGAGCTTTTCCTATTTCTGCAAGTGCTTTCCAATTATCAAGCATAGAAGTACCCCAGCTTACCATCCCCTTCATTGTGCCTTCGTTAGCCTTGCCAATATCATTGAGCATCACATCGAAAGCATCCTTCAAGTTGGAAATCTTACCTTGGAGAGTTTCAGCCTGAATCTCTTGCATATTGTAGAATGTTCCACCCTTATCGGTCATGCGTTGGAATATTGCCTCAACATCCTCAAATGTAACCTTACGCTTGGAAATCATATCAACAATCTGTGCGGTCGTGTACGCTTCTCCCTTAACTTCCTTAAAGTATTGTTGCAACTCACCATACATATTGATGCCAGCCTCAGTAAACTGACGAACCTCAGAACCGCGAAGGTATGCAGCAGCCTTGACTTGTCCGTATGCAAGGATAAGTCTTCCCATATCAACGCCAAGACCTGCTGAAACATCGGCAAGTCGCTTGGTCGTATCATAAAGTTTATCAGACTCAATTCGGTAAGCGGAAAGTTGTCGTGTGTAATCCACCAAGTCCTTGATACGGAAAGGTGATTTAACGGCAAGTTCTACAGTCTTATTGAAAATCTCGTCTGCCTTTGGCTTGTTCTGCAAGATAGCTTCGAGTGAACGCTCTGAAAGTTCAAACTGACCTCTGACTGATGCAATCTGCTCGACAAAATTCTTGACAGAACCCACTGAGAATGCAAATGCCATACGCTGTGCCCAACGTGACATATATCCAGCCATATATGATGTTTGTTCTGTCAACGCGCGAGAATTAACACCAGCCTCTTTCAAGTTTTTGTTATGTTGCTCAATTGCAGCATTAAGAATATCCAATTTTCGCTTATAATCAGCATCGGTTTGAGACAACTTCATACGAGCCTCTTTCAGATATTCTATAGCGCGTACTTGGCGGTTGAGCGTATTTGCAGAAGCAGAGAAATCAAGCGCGCCTTGATATGTAGTGTTTGCCTTGTTATTTCTCTTCTGATAGTCTTTTGCTCTATCAGCGTATGCCTTTCTCTGTTTGTTGTTGTAAGATTGTTCTGCACTAACCATCTTGTCAAGAGCCTTCTGAAAAGCAACAGCACGTTCATTATACATCTGCTGCTGGTATCGTAACTCATCCTGTAATGACTTCTTTCGCTTAATAAGTGCATCTTGGTCTGCCTTGGTGAGATTTTGTGTTGTATCTCGCAACATACTTTCAATAGAACCAATTTCTTGCTTTAACTCAGCAATATTCATACCGCTAGCACCCTTTGCAGATTCCTGTAATCTCTGAAATGCAAGTGCCGCTTGCATAATACCACTAGTGCCAGAACCATTCATCTTAGATAGCTGTGCTACCATATTTTGAATGTTCTGTGCAGCTGACGTAATGTTATTGTTCATGTTACCTGCACTCGCACCTACGTTTGAGATACCACTGCTTGCATTTGAAGCAGATGCGTTGATTGTTGCGAGTTTTGCTATAACTTGGTCTAAAGAATTAAGGAACGGCTTAGTACCAACAGACATATCCTTGAAAGATTGTGTTACACTAGACGCGGTATTTTTAGCCGTATCTTGTAACTTCTGCAACTTATCATCAGCCTCTTTGATTTTCTTCAATGCAGACTCTGGTATAATAAGAGCACTGCCTAATGCTGAATCTGCCATAATTCAAAAGTTTAAGAGTTTATAAAATAGGTATTCCAAGGTCATTGAGATTTCGTAAATCCTCCGCACCATTGATTACCTTTGCATTCTTTAATTTGTCGTTCTTCTGATTATTGCCTTTATCTGACGATATGTACTCTATATGAGTAAAATCCATAGACGCAAGGCGAATCTGCGGAACGGTCATTCTCCACTTATATTCTTCTTGCGAGCACCATGTGTTGGCACGTAAGAAATCTATCATTTGTCCGTATTCTGTTCGTGATGGGATAATTCGGTTGCTTGTTTCTTCCTCATCAGAGCTTGATTGCGGACGGTCTGAATCACATTGGTACTCGCGAAGAAAAAATCCACATCTAGCAAATTGAGAATTTCAACGAGTAATGTTGCCCAATCCTTGATGTCATAGTCTCCCCAAAGCAACTGGTCGTAAACTTGTTGGTATTCCTCAGAATCAATGCGTTTCTTGTCATTGAGCAAGGATAGTGTGATTACTCTTGCCACCGATGGAATATTGATAGCAAACTCCTTGATAACGTCACCCATTGATAAGTTTTCGCCCTTGACTATCTTGCAAGCCTCCTCTGCAATCATCCATTGAGTGCCTGGCTTTAATGCTCTTATCTCCCACTCTGTACCTTGTAGTTTTACGATTGTAGGAGAATCATTCATGATTTGCGCCAGACGTTCCATTGCTGCGTCAGATAGAGGAGAACTAGGTAACACCTTATTCTCGTCTTCTACAGCTTGTTTCTTAGCCTTATTCGGGTCTTTTTGTGCTCTATATACTTTTCCCATATATATGAATTACTTTCTAATCATACTTACTGTTCCATTATACTTCTTGGATAGGTTTTGTAGCTTTTGAAACGACATTGAAATAACTCTGTAAGATTGTTTCAGATTACCACCGCCATCTTCCAATATCTTAGCGTATGGCATGGTAGCAACAACTGCCAAATCAATTACTCCACTAGGGGAATAATCGTTTTTGAGATATTCGTTTATCGCCTCACGACCTTTAATTTCTTCTCCATACCAATTCTTGCCTTTGGATGCTTTTGGTGAGGATGATAAGTAACCTATCTTTTCAAGCTTGCCTTCGACATAAATGCCATATCCGTAAGAATCATAGAGGTTGTATGTTCGATGTGTGTACGTAATCTCTTGAATACATTCTCTTAACACATTCTTTGCATCCTTGTCTAATTCCTTCGTAATAAGCTTTAATGCTTTTTTGTATAATGTTTCAGCCATAAATGATAAAACTTAAAAAGGAGCGGACAGCATTAAAGCCGCCGCCCCTTGTATATAGTCGAGAATTGTTGAAGAATCTACACTATGCACCAGCAACTGGCAATGTGTATGCAGGGTCAATGTAGAATGGTGTCTTGCGAGTTACACTGCCATTTTTAACCTCAACCAACTGACCTGTGCCAGCCAACGCAACCTTTGCCAAGTTAGAGTTCAGAGACTCAATGGTTGTCTTGGAATTGAGCTGCAACTTAGGCAGAATCAATGCTGTGTGTGTAGTACCGTCTGCGTTGTCAAAAACTACTGCAACCTCTGCATACATCAGCTTGTAACCAGATGGAGCGTAAATCTTACCATCAGTACCCTTTGTAAAGCCGCACAATGCAGTCAATACAGGAGCTTGAGTATCTGCAACCTCGGCAGCAAACTGATACTTACCAGTTGTCACGATAGACATGATAGGAGTATCAGAAGTCTCGCGCTCAATATCGGTAGTATCGTTATCGTCCTGAGAGATAGATGTGGTGTCGCGAACAACATCGTCCAAATCGTAGTAATCGTCACCAGCCGCATCGCCATTGAACGGACGAACAATAATGTGTGAAGGCTTAGAGAGCTTGATTGCACCTGCGCCTGTACTTGTAACTTTCGTTGCCATATTGTTATGAGTTTAAATTGTTATCCTAAATAAATGAAATAATTAACGTACAATAACCGAAACAGAAATAATCTGAAAATGGAACTGACGGTTTGAATCATATCCGCTATCTCTGTATAATACACTAATTGTATAGTTTGCGTCTCTTGATTCATCAATGATTTTGTCAAGAATACCTTCCATCTTGTCAAGTAACTTTACATTCTTTCTCAGTGGAGTTCCCTTTGGTCTTGCATAGAGATAAATGTTAGCATAGCCAGAAGAATAACCGCCATAATCTCTTTGCTGACCTACGTCAACATTGACAAAATCATCCCAGTTCTTACTAGTTGTAGGTGGTAATTCTCCGACAAATATGTTGTCTGAGATTTTTCCCTTAGTAAGAAGCATCGAAAAGAAATTCTCAATGCGAGATAATCTGCGATTAATCCTCTGTGCCATACCTTGTTATCCTAAATACATTTTACCTTATGATGAAAAAACTAAATATCAGTACCCTTGATGTAAGCTACACATCCATGCATTTGTGTCGGATAAACGCCAATAACCATTCCGTCAACGTCCATTCCGTACATTTTTCCACGGAAACGAATGCCAGCATTCAAACCTTCAGGAATATATTCTTCATCTTTTCCGTCTTCTCCTTCTTTCGTTGGCATCGGAAAATAGATTGTATATCCTAACGTAACAACACCCGAATTAAAGAGTTTGTTGGTTTCCTGAATATCGCAATCAGTTTCAAAAATGATAGTTTCTACATTTTCTGTTTCTGACTCACCTGCACTAGTATCAGTATCGCCTAACATATCCCCATCGTTTCCGATAAGGTCACCGTCTTCTTTCGGTTTTTGTTCCGAGCGGTAGAACACGCCATGATATGCGTATTCATCCAAAGCATTTCTGTCAGTGTACATAGCTTACCAATCTGTTTCTTTAATCCATTTAACCTCTCCATCGGTTTCATTGAGAGCATCAAGTTTCTCATCCTCTCCATACTTCTTGTAAAGTCTTTTGAGTTCTGATTTGATACTCAGCAATGCAGCCGATGTAATGGTCTGAGCACCTACCGTAAGAGTATATGCGCCATGTTGGTTTGTGGTTGATGCAGTCTGATAGACACCGAACACAATCTTTTCCAAGAGTGCAATCTTACATCTGTCTTTCTGCTCTTCTGTCAAGTCTAGATAAGACTCAACATCAGAAACGCCGCAATCCAAAGCGACATTGTTTAATGCAGACTTGTCGAAGACAAAGTTAGTCATGCCGCTCAGATAGTCCAATATGTCAAACTTCGATGCTGCCATTGAGAGATAAATGAATTAAATGTTATCGTATATTGTGAGTGAACCACCATTAATTACCTGCTGTTGAGGTATCAATGATTACGTGATTCATAAAGTCGAGAAGTGCAGGGCAAGCCGACATCATGACCTTAGTCTGCCACTCGCGGAACTGACCGTTATCCATTGCGTAGTTTCCTACGGTAACGAGTCCGTCAGCGATTGAAGCCCAAGAAACATCAATATTCTTTGCGCCATACTTCTGTTGAAGTGTCTGGTCGTAGATAGGAGTCCACTTGAACTCAACGCTATCACCAGTAGGGCAAAGTACAACAATCTTATCATCCCAACCTTGCACGAATGTGTCAGTTGTAACAGTCTTGTTGCGCTCCTTCTCAACGACAATCTCGATAGGAGAAAGACCTGTCATGTCGGAAAGTGATTTCTTGAAGTCCTCGTCCAAAATCTGCATGTTAGCAGTATATGCGCGGTCGTGAGCCTTGCACCAGTTGATATACCACTCCTTAACTTCCTTGTTCTGCAAGAATACATCACGGTACATCTTGCGAGTCATCTTCCATACGAGAGAAATCTCAGTACCGCCACGCTCATCGCGATAATCGTCTTCAATCTTTCTCATCTGTGAGATAAGGTTGCAGTCTGGGTCAGTCCAAGCCTTTGCACCAGCCTTCTTGCGGTTCTCTGTTGGGAATGGTTCAACCTTCTGCAAGAACTGCTGCAAACCTTCACCCTTGCCCTTCCAACTCATCTTTGCAGTTGTCATAATCTGTGCTGTCAAGTTAGAGAGTGTTGCCTCTGCTGAGTTCTTACCTACCTGAACAACATCGCGCACCCAAGCAGCCATAAGGTCTGCATCGTTGCCGAACTGCTCAAAGAGTTTCTCTTTGTACTCGCGTTGTCTTGCGTTCTCAGACCACTTGTAACCGATAAAGTCTGGAATTGTACCTGTGTACATCTCCAAGCCCTCGTTATCCATTTCTGGAGCATCACCAAGTGGAGCGCGAAGGTGCATCAAAGGAGCTGCCTCTGCCTTGCGAGACTTGATGCTGAATGAAGCCACGCCATCGTAGTCTGTAGGTGTAGGCATAGAAGCTCTACGACCTTGTGTGAGATACCAGCCATAGTTGGTATAGAGCAACCCCTTGGTGTTCAAGAAGGTTCTCAGAAAGTTGATGTTATCCTTAGAAGAGAACAACTTGGCGTATCTCGAATTGTTAAAATCAAATTGTTGCATATCCTGAATACTTAAATTAATGATATGTTATCCTATTGTTATCCTATTGAATTGGAGCGGTTAGAATCCGAACCATCCGTTCTCTGTTCTTGTGTTAATCGCAAGTACGGCTGGTGGAAGCTTGTTGCACTTTGCCAAGTTCAAGATTACTCTTGAATCCTTAATCAATGCTGGTGTGTAAGAGTACTGAGCACCCTCACCATCCTCAACATTGGTTGACAAGTTAGGGTCATAGAAGAAGTCGTTATCGCGGTCGAAGTAAGTGTTAGGATTTGTAACCATAGGAGCTACGGTTGCACCTGCCTTTTCTGCCTCTACGAGAATATCGCCAACCTTCAATGCAACTGCAAGAGTCGCTGAAAGAGTGAGCTTCCAAACATCCTTGCCACCTTCGGTTGTTTTCTCTACAGCTGTAATGGTAACACCCAAAGACTTCTTTGTAAAGTCTGACTGTGCCACCATGATATTATCACCTGCAAAAGGAATGTGATGATAGCCATCATTGACAACCAAAATGTCGGTATCAGTGTTTGTAGCCGCCTTTGCCAACTCGTAATACTTCAAAATCTTGACGGTCTGACCGCCATTCTTGCCGTAAGTGTCTGGGTCATACTCGCAAAAATCACCTGCGTAAGCCTTAGCGCGACCCTTGAACGGATTTGTGATAACACCACCAAAAGGAGGGTAAACGAATGCGTCCTTGTTGCCGCTTACGAGGTTAATGAAAACGCTTCTATGACCGCCAATCTTACCATGTGCTTGGATGAGTGTACGACCGCCAAAGTGACCGCCATATCCATGCTTCAAATAGAAATCATCTGCTGCTGCCATAATTTGTAAATTTGTTTAATAGTGAATGAATAATGTTATTCGCCTGCGTCAGGGTTCACGATACCCACAACATCAGAGAAATCGTCAGCCTTGTCATTGTCACCACCGCCAGCACTACCTGGAGTGTTGTTGTTTGGCTTTGAATGAGAGAGATTGTAAAACTCTTCCGCATCCGTAAATTCCTGCTCGATGTCCGAGTCCTTAGTGAGGTTCAACTTGTTCATGTATTTTTCAATCCACTTACTATCGTTGATACCTTTCTCCTTGAACTTTGCGAGAAGTTCACTACGTTTCTGTGATACAAGCTTAGATGCTTCGTATTCTGCATCCTTCTTCTCTAGAGCTTCCAAGCGTTCCAAAAGCTTCTTTTCTACAGCCGAAGGCTCTTTGTCATCGCCCTTTGGATTTGGCTTAATGTCGGGATGCTCATCGTTCCATTTCTTGATGAAGTCGGCATTGTCCTTCTCGTAGTTGCCGTTAAGGGAAACATACTGCGGCAAAATCTTCTTCACCAAATCATCTAACTCTGTATCTTCACCACCTAAGAGGTCAAAGTGGGAATCACTCAAACTCTTGATTGTCTTTTCACTGATGGAAAGGTGTTTTCCGTTTGCAGTGAGTTTTGCTTTTAGGGTGTCTAAAAGTTGTTGTTTTGTAAACTTCATATTACTAATTTTTAAAATTCTGCTGCAAAGATAATTAAATAATGTGGTGATTTTTAGATTTTTAGAAACTCTATTTGTTACGTAACCAATATAGAATTAATTTCACGCTATTATATATTATAAATTAGGTATCTTTGCAGCATGAACACGAATAAAGATATAGAAATCAGACCACAAGAGGGCTTTCAGATGTCCTTTGTAAGGTGTAATCTAGACGTGGTTTTCGGCGGCGGCGTTCTTGCCAGCGGCAAAGCCGAGACCTTGGATAGTCAGATAGTTACGCCTTTTGGACTCAGAAAGCTTAGAGATATTAAGGTTGGGGATATAATCTCCAATCCTGATACAGGTGGGCAAGAACGTGTAATACAATTACATCCTATAGAAGAACATCCGTATTACAGAGTTACATTTGTTGATGGAACACATGTCGATTGTTCAGAGGGGCACTTGTGGAAAATTCGTGTTGCAGGCAAGAAGACAAAGAGATACGATAAAGATGGAAATCGTGATGATTGGAGAATTTGGACTACAGAAATGATGTTTCAGTTCTTTGAGAAGAAGAAAAATGGCAGTTATCCATATCGTGGAATTAGCGTTCCTTTAAGTGAGCCTATACAATTCACGAGACCAGTAACACCAACAACGCCAAGACCAATTTCTCCATATATATTAGGTGCATTGATTGGAGACGGATGTTTTACAAGTTGTGTTCTTGATAGAAATCACGTTGAGTTATGTACCCCAGACGAACATATAGTAGAACGATTCTCGGATAGAGGGTACGATATGACTCATTTTCATAAAAATCAAGATACTGAGTGCTCGACATATAGAATATATGACAAGGCTCTGATTGATGGATTGAAGGTTTTAAAACTTGCAGGTCATACAGCACTACACAAGTTTATTCCTCAGTCATATAAGTTTGCAACTATTGCAGAACGAAAAGAGTTACTGCAAGGTTTGATAGATACGGATGGGTATGTTGATGTTCGAGGACATATTACATATACAACGATAAGTAAACAGCTTGCAGAAGATGTAGCTTTTGTTGTTCGGTCACTCGGCGGACTTTCTTCTATATCAAAGAAAAAGGCTGGATATAAAGATGAGAATGGTGTTTTTCACGAATGCAATCTTGCATACAATATATCTATTTCGACTCAATTCAATGACGAAATTGTTTCTTTGCCTAAGAAAAAGGAAAGAATCAAGCCTATTGGATATTCTGATGGGAAGAAATACTATTTCGAGAAGTCTATTGAAAAAATAGAGTTTCTTGGCAAAAAGAAGGGTAGATGTATCACTGTTGACAATCCAAGTGGATTATATGCTACTAACGATTTCACGGTTACACACAATTCATTTGCGTTAGTATTAGCTATGGCAGAGCCGTTGCTTACAGACCCAGATTTTCGCGCAATGATTTCGCGCCGTTCACTTGGTAATCAAAAAGCAGGTGGAGGATTCGTAGAGAAGTTTAAACAGATATTCGGTGCTGATTTTATCAGAGTTAAAGAAAGTGATTCTCCACGTGTATCATTCCCTAACGGAACATTCGTTGATTTGACGTATCTTGACGATTCTAATATGGATAAGTTAAGAGAACGTGCAAAAGGTTGGGAGTACGATATGATAGCCATTGATGAGTTGACTGAAATGTCATGGGAAGCATTCTCATACGTTATGACCCGAAACAGAGGTCAGAGTAAGACATTTACAGGTAAGTTCTTCGCTACGATGAACCCAAAACGCAGTCATTGGACGCGAATATTCCTCGATTGGTATATTGGGGCAGATGGATATATTATCCCTGAGAGAGACGGAAAGGTAAGATACTTCTATGTTGCAGGACCGACTGTTAAAGATGTTGTTTGGGGTGACACCAAACGTGAGGTATATGAGAAATGTAAGATTGATATTGACAGAAAGCTGAAAGCTGTTGGTGGAAGTTTCACTTACGAGAACATGATTAAGAGCTTTGCTTTCTATCAAGGTCGATTAAGCGAAAACAAAGGATTGATTGGTGGAAACGCTAACTATATCGGTTCTGTAGCTGCATCTGGCGGTAAAATGGCGCAAGCGTTGTTGGAGGGTAACTTCAATGTTGACCCCGAAGAAGAAGAGGATATTCCGATTCCAAGCCAAGCGGCAAGAGATTGCTTCGTAAAAGACCCAGCCGTAAATGGTGACAAGTGGATAACAATCGACTTGGCAGACTACGGTAAGGATAACACTCTGATGTTGTCGTGGAACGGATTCCATATCGTCAATTACGAAATCGTAATGCATTCGACACCGCGAATTAATGCGGAAAGAGCTAGATTATTCGCGGCGAGTGAGGGAGTAGCAGAAAGCCATATTATCTATGATGCCACAGCAGGTAGGTATTTCAATGACTATATACCCGATGCTATCCCTTATATATCAGCAGCAAAGGCAATGGGAATTTATTATTTGTCTGCTATGACAATAAAAGACCTATGTTACTTGCGACTGAGCTACATGATTAAGCGAGGACAGCTTACATTCTCTGATAAGGTTGCAAATGCGGTTTACACGCATCAAAACCTCAAATACAGAGTTACCATACAGAATGAGTTCATGGAAGAATGCGCGGTAGTTCGCTTTGATAAGATGCAGAGTGGAAAGAAGAAGTTGCAGAGCAAGAAGGAAATGAACAGAAATCTCGGAAAAGACCGTTCTATGGACTTGCTTGACCCTTGCGCAATGAGAATGTACCCATGTTTGAATATGGAGTATGGTAGCGAGCTACAGGAGGGATTCAGACTTGCAGAGAAAGAAGTTGAAGAAAAAAATCCTAATGCTCAGAGTATTTATGATGATACGTTGTACTATTAATTTTAGAATATATGCTGAAAAAAGAAAATATAAAAATGATTCTTGAATCCGTGCGGATTGACTGGGATAAATGCGATGAGAAAGACATTGCATTTGCTATCCTCTGTGACGCATTGGAAGATAAGACTTTAGCGTATCGTCTTGCTTATCGTAAGAGTGAAAAGGATGCCGCGAAATTCTACGAAACTCCACGATTCAAGAAACTGCTAGATGTTCTAGAACCTTTCGGTATCGGCAATGTTAATAACAACGCTATTACCAAGGAAGAGAACAAAAACGAGCTTCTTAAAATGCTTGACAAGATAGACCAAGCTCTTAGTGACGGAAATCTTGAACCGAAAGATGCATTGAAGATGCAGACTGATATACGTGTAAAGCTGAATGACAAATTCGAAATGGAAGAGTCACAGAAGCAGAAGCGAATCATCGTAGTACCAAGCAAACACGATATTGTTTGTCCTAATACAAACAGAGAATGTAACTACTGGGCTTCAAAAAAAGCTTGTTGCAGACATTATGGATTGATTGACCCACAAGAGAACAACGATTCACAAAATAGCAACGATGTTGAACCATCATTAAACGACAATAACGATGAGTAGAAAGAGACAAGATATAATTAATGATTTTTTGGAGAATCCACAAAAGCTGCTTCTGAAAAAGCCGTTTTTGAGGGGTTCGCGCTCTATTACCATCAATGACTCTTCTGATGGTTCTGATATTAAGACAAACTTCTGCAAAGAGGCACAGCTTCCGAATATCAGCAAGATAGTTGTTAGCCAAGAGCGTTTTGCGAAGGAGTTAGACCCTTATTCTCACAGGGTATTGTTTGATACGAACTTACCTTCTATATGCTGCAAGCTTGATGATGGCAGTTATTGCGAGATTGAGTTTAAGAAGTTTGGCATTCCTATGCAACGGCGTATTGTTGATAAGAAGTCTCTATGTTTAGGTGGTAACAAGCGCAACCACATATTGCATGACAGCAATCCGACTGATAAACTCAAAAAGAATTTTGCAGATTTCAAGTGGCACTGGGACGAAACGAATCAGGATGGTATCGAAATGCAAGCTATACGCATTCAACAGAGCTATGGAGACGTAGGATTGCTCGTTTACATGAATGAGGATAACGAAGTGAAATGCAGATTGTTCTCGTATGAAGATGGCTATCAGATTATCACACACAAAGACGATAATGGAGAACCGCTTCTTGATTGCGTGTATTATCGTACAGAGGATAATGTAAGACACATTGATGCATACGACAAGACATATCATTATCATTTCACAGATGTATTTGTACAAGACGTTGATACAAACGAAGTACTGAAAGGATGGTGTTTGGAAAGCAAGGAAGAGCATGGATTCTCAGAGAGTCCACTTATCACGAAACGTGGTGATGTTGCTTGGAATAACGGTCAAGACCTTATCGAACTGTTCGAGATTATATATAATCTGTTTGCGGTCATCCAAAAACGTCACGGATGGGGAATCCTTTACATCAAGGGTAAGCTCAATGAAACCGCAAAGAAGATTGCTGGTTCTATCATCCTGAATGATACAAGCATTGAAGGAAATGGCAGCGCAGAGTTTAAGACTCCACCTTCTCCACAGAACATGATTGAGTTTATGCAGTCAATCCTCGACCAATTGCAGATTGCTACAGGATGTACATTTATCTTGCCAAAGGATATTAAGTCTAGTGGCGATATAAGCGGTTTGGCAATTCAGATGACACGTTCTTTGGATATTGAGGAGGCTAACAATGCAGCTATTGAATGGCAGAATTTCGTCAGCAAACATTCTAGACTGTTCAAGGAAGGATTGGCAAAGCAGTTGGTTGCAAGCGGCGAGAATCCTACTGCTATCACTGAGTTTAAGCAGATGAGAATCAGCACATCATTTAAGCCTTGGCAGCCATTCGATGAAAGTGCATGGAATCAGATGCTTTGTACATTGAGCGGCGCAGGTTTGATTTCTACTAAGACTGGTGTTGAAAAGAATACTGTTTCTGCACCTGACGAGGAAGTAAGATTGCAGACTCAGCAAGAAGAGGCAGATGAACGTGCCGAAAAACAAGCTGAGATTACCGCAAGGACAAAGAATACAGACAACAATAAAGAATAAACATGAAGGCAGAATCATTATACATACAGAAGTTGACTTACGATGAGAACACTGGTAATGAGATTATCGGTTTGTTCCCATCGGAAGCTAACCCTGCTATTGTATCATCATATACATACGATGCAAAGCGTATGGGTGGAGCACCTACCCTTACTGCTACAATATATTCTTCTGAGCCTTTGCAATGGAAGAAGGAAGAGTTCGTGGAGTACAATGGCGATAGATTCTTTGCATCCTATACACCAAGCTCTACAAAGGATAATTCGTCTAGAATGTGGAAGAGTGAAATCACTTTCACATCTAGAAGAGAATTGCTTGATAACACTCTGTTCTTTGATGTTGTCGTTGATTATGTTGATACACAGAATAAAGACAGATACCGTTCAAACCAGACAAAGTTCACGTTTGGTGGAACTATCCATGAGTTTGTTGCTCGCGTCAATAGCTCAATGGCATATTGCGGATTGTATCGTCCTACAGATGAATACAAAGGATATTACGTTGTTGTTGATGAAGGATATGGAACAGATGAAGTTAAGGAATTGTCATTTGAAGACCAATATTTGACTGATGTATTGCAACTTATCAATACAACTTTCGAGCTTGATTACTATTGGGATGGCAACGTTTGTCATGTCGGCAAGGTTCAGCATGATTTAACCGATACACCTATTAAATATGGTAGTAGCGATGCACTTATCTCTGTATCTAAGGAGAACGCGAACTACAAGATAGTTGATATGATAACAGGTTACGGTTCATCTGATAACCTGCCATATTACTATCCTAATGATGATGAGTTTGGAGAAGCAGTATTCAATACGGAGAATTTTAGCAAATCTCTTGTTTCGTCAATATCACTTGGTGATGTTTGGAAATGGAATAGTGATGTTTACAACAACACACTGATATTTAGTAAGAATAGCAAGGATTATTATACTGCAAATGTATTTGGAACATCAAGCTATCTTATAACAAACTTCGGCGGTAAAGATTACAAAGGAAAAGGAGAAGAATCTAAAAATGTTATCCCTACTTGCTCTATGGGAGAAGAATACACAGAGCATAATTCTACTGCTGTTTCTAGGCTCATAGGAAGTACTACTATATGGACGTTGTTTGAATTTACCAGTTCTGCAAAAGAAGATACTGTTAAAATGGACGGATTGTCTTTTGTAGCAAAGGAAGCTGATAGTGCTCTTAAATTCGGTTTAGAATTTAGCTACGAATATGCTTACTATGTTGGAGAAAATACCAATATAGATACTGCTTACAAGAGTATTCAGAGTGTCCGTGGGGGAGGTTCAATGTCAGGAAAAGGCGGTAGCTCTTTTGGTAATAGTGATTCGGATGTAAGTAATGGATGGGCTTTTGGAGATAATATAGATGGGCTATCTAACTACACAAAGAGTAGCAAAAAAGAACATACATTTGAGCGTAATTCTACAAGTACTATTGTAATAGCCTGCAAGATAACTGCAACAAATATCAAAAAAGCAAGTGGAACTCGCAGAATGAATACTGTATCTACGAGTATTTCAGGTAGTATAGAATTAACGCGCAAGCCGAGCAGTGTTTATTACTTTGAAACATCAGATGGGCATACTCAACCATACGATGAAAGCGGAATCAATATTAATGGTATAGGTGATATTCCACATAAAGATTTGACGTTTTCGTTTGATGGTACATATTGGAACGCAACAGAAGGTGGAGAAAATAATGCCGCAAAAATAACGATTACAGACCGCGTATGGCTTGCACCATCATCGGTACTTATGCCTTCTATATATCGCAACACGAAAGGTGCAGAGCGTTTCTATTATGCTTTGAATAACACCCACAAGTTGCCAATCGGTAGTGGATATTACGAGTTTGTAAACTTGTACAAGAAAGGAAATCCTCATCAAGGAACTGTTACTTTTGGTAATATAAAGCCAACTATCAATGGAATTGTAAATGCAGAAGGACAGTTGTTTGGAGAGATTGCAGATGTTGCATTTGATAGTTCTGATAGTGACGTAAAGGATAGCGATGGAAAATATATTCATAGCTATTTCTATATAAAGTTGCATAAGTTTAATGGTGATTTTGGCTTTGACTTGTTTGCTCATGCTTTGGCTAGTGAACCTGCAAAGATAAACCTCATCAAGAGTAACGGATGCCCTGCATGCTCATTTGTGATTTACAATCAACCGAGTGCTGACAATTCGAAGTGCTACAACTGTGTAAGTGTCGATGAAAATGGAAACTTAAAACCAGTTCGCACAGATAAGAATGACTACATCTTTGCTAACGCTAGCGATGCTTACGAAGATAAGCTAAACCAAGATTCAACTCAGAAAGAGTTATGGATTGCAGTTCAGAAGGACACATCAACATTAGGTATCGTGATGCCAAACGCAAGTGCTGGCTTTAAACCGCAAAAGGGAGATTTGTTTGTCATCACAGGCATCAAACCACCAAAGGTTCTTGTAACGGCAGCAGAAAAAAGACTAGATGATGCTCTTGTCAAGCACATGAGCGAAAACAATACAGACCAGTTCAACTACTCTGTTAAGTTTTCTCGCATATTCTTGCAAGAGAATCATGACTTTGCAAGTAAGCTAAACGAGAATGCAAAGCTGTCAATACAGATACAAGGCGATTCGGATAGCGATGGAAATCTTATTAGTCACGAAGTTTTCGTCAGCAACTACTCAGTAAAGGTTGATAACGATGAGCTGGCAGAAGTTGAAATCGAGCTTGTAAATTCGTTGGAAGTTACAAAGAGTGATACAAAGCAGATTATAGATGCGGTAAAAGGAGAAGCGGTTAAATCTCTATCTAGTATGGTTGGGGGTAGTAATACCAATAGCTTTAATGCTAGCATAACCGATAAGATGTATCTCTCTAAATTAAATGACGACACCGCAAAGGGCACAGTAACTTGGGAGAAGGTGCAGAAGCTGCTTAAAGGTTTGGATATTGGCGACAATAAGGGCGCATGGTCTGCTGATGGTACTCTGAGCCTCTTCCGTCTTCTTACTAACAACTTCTCATCAGGTCCTTACGGTCAGGGTGCGCAGATTGATGAAAAGGGTGACATGGAGGTGAACAGCATCTATGCTCGTCAGTTTATTTCTGCTCCTAAGTTTGTCTTCAATGAGATTTCTGTAACCAAGGCAGAGCAATGGAACACGAACGGATATGGTACAATCGAGAGCGTGGACGTGAAGAATCGTATCATTACCCTTCATCTTGAGGAGAATGATTATGGCTCTTTGCAGGTGGGTGATATCTGTCGTGGTCTTTATGCCGATATAGATAATGCCCATGAAGCAGACAAGATTGAGGAAGGAGCATTGGATGACTGTAACTTCGTTCAGCACAAGGGCTTCTTCTCTACCTATTTCTACGTGAGCCATATCATCACAAGCGAGAAGGGTAAGTTCGTCTTTCAATACGGAAAGAAAAGTTCCGTGACTCCAGACCCTTGTGCCTATATGGACTTTGCGCAATACGGTAGCTTCACTGATGAAAAGCGTCAGAGCAGCATGTATTTCTCCTCAAGGGGAAACAGCTTTATCGAGGTATTGGATGGAGTCAAAACTTGGGAAGTGCAGTCTCAGAACCGAGTCGCAAGATACGGCTGGCTGGGTGGTCTGCTCCTTGTCAAGAAGGATGGCTCTACCGTGCGACCAGAGGGTAATGGTATCTACGTTCAGGATAATATCTACTTCGGAGGTAACATTAATTATCTGCAAGGTCTTTCGGGATTGGATGACTTGCGTGAGGAGGCAAAGGCTTACGATGTAAGTCTCTCGCAATACCAAAGCGTCATCACGGTAGATGATATGGGCAATGTCATTAACGGTCTCTACACCGAAGACGAAGCGAAGACCACCAAGCAATACCGCATCTCTACGGCTGTATTCGTCCGCAAGGGAATGGATATATTGCTCGAAGAGGATGGCAATACTGAGGACGTGACAGCAGGTCATTATCGTGTGCATGCCGTGAGCGAAGATTGTGAGGTGATGGTACAGAACTCTACCATCTTTGTCACCGCTATCCGCAATATCAAGGACGGAGTGGCTGGAACAAATGACGATGCTAACTTCGATTATGATGCAATGCGTAAGGCTACGGATGCCATGGTAACGATTGTGGTAGAGCTTGAAGGCAAGATCTCGAAGACGGTGCAGATGCCTATCCGCATTCAGCACGATACCCTGCCATTCATGGTGTGCGACCTGAGCAATGAGAGCGCATCGGTTGCATGGAATACCAAGACAGCTAAGTACATCGGCTTGCCTATCAAGACCAAGGTGTCACTTCTGTATCACAATGAGCCATGGGCGATTTCCTCGCTTAATATCTCTAAGGTGGCTGGTCTGAAAACTTCGATGAGCATTGAGGGCAAGGCAAAGGTAATCACTATTGATGCTGATAATCTTACTGCCGATTCCCTTGCCCAGATTACGAAGATGAATATCACGGTTGTTGGCAGATATGCAGGTGCTAACTATGAGTATACAAGGGAGCTTACCATTCTGAAATCGTCTGATACCGTAGTCTATGAGCTGATACCTTCTGCGGACAGCATCGTGATTGATAAGGACGGAAACACGACAGTTAATTCCGTAAGCTGCGATGTCTATGCTACATCGTCAGACGACAAGCGATACAAGCTGACCGCTCTTCCTTCGGGAATGTCGCTAAAATACGGAAAGAGCGAGAATGCTACGACTGTCGTAGGTCTCGGAACAGCCATTAACGTTTCCG